GAATGCCGAAACCGACAATTTCCTTGCCTTCACCGTATGACCGAACCTTCACCATGACCATGCCGCCATTGCGCTGGTCGCCTGTCCCGCTGGTGTTGCCTTCGATCGTCAAGCATGTCTTTGTGTCGATTAAACCAACAACAATTCCAATGTGGGAAATGCGGTCAACGCCGTCATGTGGGAAGTCCATAAATGCCAGGTAGCCTAATTGTGGCATGCCTGACCAGCGTTGAATCTCTTTGAATTTATGTGCGCCGATTGCAGTGCTGACGACTGAATGAATCTTTACGCCAGCCGTTGCACAAACCCAGTTGACGAACGAACCGCACCATGGAAGTCCGTCGGCTTTTGTAAATTTGCCGTACTTCGTCAGGTTGTCGCCTTCTTCGATCGTGCCAACTTCAGCTGCTGCGACTTCGATCAATCGTGCGTTTGTGCCGTCTGGGTAGTTACTCACTAGGAATAATCTCCGTCAAATGTTCCACCTGTTGCGCCTCGTAGTGGGCTTTGGTCATTGAGGTAAAAGACCCGTCAGCGTGAGCAATTAAAACGTGTTCAATTACCTCGCCAAATGTTTCTATTTCGTAAAATGTTACATTGTCCATTTTTATAACTCCGCACTAACGCCAATAAAGGCAGATGTAGAATTGTTTGCAAGCAGTTGGTAAGGTCGGTATTGTGTAAGCAAGCCTGTTGCAGTTATTTGCAAATTGATAACATCTCCACTACCGCCTGTACTAGTTGCGTTTGTTGCTGCAAGAACTGTTCCATTGTCAGGACTTAGCGCCAGCGTAGAAAAATCAACAGAGGTTGGATTAACTCTCATTTTCGTAGGAACTGGCAAAGTGACGATTGCAGTGTTAACCGAAATACCACTTCCAAAACCTGTCAATAACTGGTAGGCAGAACCTGTTGCAGTTTGGCGGTAGTAGTAACGCTGACAAGCGGCTAATTCCCCTTGAAATGTTGCCCCTGTTGGACGATAAGGAAGTGCCACACTACCGATGTCCACCTGTACGCCTGTTACCTCAAAGTAATCTGCTGCTCCAGCAGTACCAGTTGGAGTCCAATCAAAACCTACTGACATCTCAGTAGCAGTTGTACCTAATGTTGCTGTGTAAGTAAATCTTTGCCAAGTTGTAGTTAAAGTTGTAGTTTCAGAAATTACCGAAGCATAACCAGTATAAAGGACTAGTGGATTTTGGTCTGTGCCTGTACCCGTGAAAAGCCTGCCTAAAATTGAACCCGAAAAGTTTGCACCTTTGCGAGCATAAAAAGAAAAAGTAACTGTTTTGCCAGCATAGGGAATTGAATTAACTGTCTCCATAGGTGTGACTAGATAGCGAACATTTGTACCAGTATTACCGCTATCTCTTGCAACACGCATACAATACTGTATAAATGCTAAATTAGTTGTATCACTTGTTGCTTGGCGTGTAACTGTAGTGCCAGTTTGTCCTACATACATCTGCCAGCGGTCTGCCGTATAAGTCGCTGCATTTGGCGTAAATGAAGTACCACGCTGCCACACAGAAAAGTTGGAATTAATTACAGGATTAGGTATCGGATTTCCAGCCGTATAGCGCAAGCCTGTGGCGGTGGAACTATCGGCTACAAGAGTTTCACCATTTGCGCCTACTGCTAGGCGTGCTGGTGTGTCAGCTGCACTTGCTGCAATGAGATCACCCTTAGCGTCAACGATCGCATTTTGAATTGCGTTTGAATCGTCTTGCGCAACCCATGTGAAGTCCATGTCAGTGTTTGAAGCCTTCGACAAAACCTGACCAGTTGTGCCACCAAGTAAGTCAGCCATTGATGTTGCAACGGCTTGTCCAAATGTTTCGAAGTCTGCTGGCAAGTCCGTTACTAGGTCACTCGCCGTCGGCATACTCCACGAAAAGGGGGTTGTTGGGTTTGTAATTTGAGTCTCCTTCGTTAAGTGATAATTGTCGCACGCGCCCAGTCAAGCGTTGGCGACACGCCCGACCAGGTAAATGAATTGGAAATTTCGTCCCACTGCAATGCTTGCAATGAATAGGCAACGGGCGAAAGATTAAGCGAAACCGAAAGGGTGTTGTAACCCGCGCGGAATGTCCAACCCTCGACGAAGCCCTGAAAGATTGAACCCATGTTTGACGGTAAATCATTGATCGCCAATGGCAACCCCATGAATACGCCAATAAGTGCGTCACGGTCTGCGTTGTCCACTTCAGGGTTGGTCAGGTCATAGGAAATCTCTTTGAAGATTGGCTGCGGGTCTTTTCTAAGTGCCAGGTAAAAGTCTGCCTGATCGGTTGCGTCTGTTGAATTGTGCAATGTTGTCGTGATGATTTGGGAAAGCGTGCCGTAATTCAAAATTGAAGTTGCGTCGCTGGCACTTACTTCGGCATTGCTGGTTGCCCCGTATTTGATTGTTAGATTGTTTCGAACGTCGCCTGCACGGGTTGCAATACGCAAACCCGCTGCGCGTGCCTGGTTTGCAGTTATTTGAACGTAACCGTTTGTCTGAAGGTATTGGCTGCGGTGGGTTGCGTCAGCGTAGGAAATGCGACCTTGCGCGTCCTCGTAAATGTAGCCCAGCCCTGAAGTCGCCAATGCTGAAACCAATGAATACACGTCGGTTCGATCGCTTGAACGCGCTGCCAATTCGTAGTCACCTGGTTGGTCAATTTCGCCCAAACCAATGTTTTCAGCCGTTGCCCATGTTTCCGTTGGGTCATAAGTCGCCCAGGTTAAAGCCCCGGGCACTTCAGCCCAGGTATTCAACAAAAGGTCTGAAAGTATCGTGTAGATCTGATTACCGTCGAAGTCTTTTGAAAGCACGCCATTGGTCAAGGATTTTGGCAAACGCGCCAATGCGCCCAATGCCGTGATCGAATAAGTCTGTGTGAACATGGTCGAACCTACGTCGCGCACTTCCAACCCAATGTCCACGACGTTACCGCCGAAAATTGGCACGAATGTGTTTGATGTGTTTTTGACCTGAATCGAAATGGTTGAATTGATGTTGACAGGGATTGCAACCTGGTTCACGTCGATCAATTGAATGTTGGTGTAGCCCGCTTGCGCCTGCTCATAAATGTTTGTGCGACCGCTTTGAATAGCCAGGTTTGCCAAAACCGCTGAAGTGTATTCAACCCCGTCGATTTCGACTTTCCAAATAGGTGACCACTGTGTCATGTTAAATGGTTATCAGCGCGCCTGCGCCGCCTGTCCCGCGGTAGTAGGAATTATTCAAGGTGTCCACCAAAACGCGTGCAGTGCCTTCAGGGTCGGTTGTAACGCCATTGAAATTGACGGTCACGCTTGGACGGCTTGACGCTGCCATGATTCCCGCAAGGGTGTTGGTGTTAACGCCTGAAGTGCCAAATGGGAAACCACTGGTTGAAGCCGCTTCAATACCTGCCAGGGTTGTCGTGCCACTGGTGAAGTTATCGAATGCGCCCGCAATGTTGGTGATTGCTTCAGCTGCTTTTTTGGCAACTGTCGCAACCCCACCTGTTGCACTGCCCCCACTAGGTGTCAAACCAGTTGCACCGCCAGGTGTCACACCGCTGGTTGATGTTGTAACCCCGCCACCAGTTGTCACGCCCGTGGTTGCCATAACCCCACCCGTTGACATTGAAAAGTTACCCAATGCGCCCGTAGCGGTTGAACCTGACGCGCCACCGATCTTTGGAATAAGTGGAATGTCCTTGCCCCATTGAACCAGGTTGTAGCCCTTAATGATCAAATTGATACCGTCAATGGCGGTGTTCAGCAATGGCTTCAATGCGCCCAAAACCTTGCCAATGACTGTCAAAACAATTTCAGCGGCGTCGCCAACCATGCCCATGTACTTACCCAAAACGCTACCGATAAGCGGTGCAATGTATTTGATAACGTCCCAAAATGCTTTGAATTCGTCCTTACTATTCATGATCGCAGTTTTGACACTGTCAAAAACTGACTTCATGCCTTCAACAATTGGTGTGAAAGTCTTTTTCAATGTCGTGCCAACGTCGGTGATTACCTTGCCAAAACCTTCACCGTCGGTCAGGCTGAATGCTTTTGAAAATGCGTTGATTGCCGGCAGTGCATTTTGATTGATAAATTTCAAAAGTGTGTCAAGGATTGGAAGCAATGCAACGCCGATTGTTTCTTTCGCTTCGTCGAAGGCAACCTGAACGCGTGCGATTTGTCCCGCGTAAGTGTTGGCGTTTTTGGCTGCTGCCCCACCAAACAATTCAGTCAGGCGACCTTGCACCTGCTCAAATGACATTGTTTTCAATTCGGCAGTCGATAAGCCAACGCCCAATTTACCCAGGGCGGCAGTGTTGCCGTCGTAGGCTTTTGCAAGACTGTTCGCAACGGCTTCGACTGGCTTGCCTGTTGCCGCACTAATGTCCAGGGCGGTTGCCAGTAATGATTGTGCCTTCTCAGTGTCGGACGTACTTCTGACCAAACGCGCTAAGGCTGGACGAAGTTCGTCGTCAGCCACACCAGTCGCCAATGACATTTGAAGAATGCTTTGTTCAGTCGCTGCAATTTGTGCCTTTGTTGCACCCGTTGAATTCTCCAACGCAAGCGCCAATTGTGTCTGCGCCTTTTCGTCAGCAATGGCAGCCTTTACGCCTTCGATACCAATTGCGATTGCGGCAGCACCAGCAGCGGCAGCAGCTGCGGCAAACGCCTTGCCGATCTTTACACCAGCCTTGCCGATCTTGTCGCCAAATGAATCTACGTCACCGCCTGCGGTTTTCAGCGATTTGTTGAGATTGTCAACGTCTCCAAGAATGGAAAGTTTAAGGGTACGACTGCCAGCCACTAGTCATACTCCTTCACAATTTTGGAGAACGCCTGTTCCCACTTTTTGATGATTTCAGGTTGCGCGCTTCTAAGGGTTGGATAAATAAACCAACCGCGTGAACCGCGACCTTCACGACCTGACCACACTGGAAATTGTTTGTACTTATTTGAACCGAATTCGTAGCCGCCCCAAACCTGTTGCGTCGTACCGCCGCCGCTTAATTTTTGGGCAGCAAAACCGAATGAAATTTCACCGATCTTTGACGACTTTGAAACCTTAGACCCCTGGGCAATTCTTGACGCTGCGGCATTGTTTGCACGCCCTGCACTGTCAATGATTTTGCCGCGAACGTACTCGGCAAGTTCGGACGTTTGTTCTTTTGCTTGCTTCGTCGCTTCTTCGTCCATTGCTTTGAATGATTTGAGAATGGCGCGCAATTCCGCTTTGTCATAGGAAATTGATTCCTTAGCCATTTGCCCGCCTTTCCAAAATTTCAATGACCGTCAAAATGTCTTCGGCACTTTCAAACTCATTTGGCGATAGCCCCGTTGCCAGGGCTATCTCCCAAACGATTCGACTTAGGCTTCCGACTGGGTAACTTTTGGGTTTGCTTCACCGACGATCACTTCGGAAATAGTTTCCGTCCATGCTTCGATTGGCTTGACTGGCTTACCAGCTGCTTCTCGCTTCATGGCGTGATAGGCAAGGAATACCAGGTCGGAAATTCCGATCTTTTCCTGCGCCTGGGCAATGGTGTGACCCGTTTGCTTCTCCCACTTCACCCATTCAGGCGGTGCCGCCGTGTAGGTGATTTGGTCGCCGTTGTTGTATTCAATTGTGATTGGTAGTTTCATTTTTGTCTCCCGATTAGTAGTTTTTAACTGAAGTTTTCAGTAGGTGTTCCCACCACTATGAATGATAGGTCAACTGTCTGCGCGTCAGGTGCTGACCCGCCGACTGCTGGAAATACTGGCATGACGTTGAATGCAAACACTGCACCAGTTACGGCAGTCAATGACACGGCAAGTGTTGTGTTTGGGTTTGATTCGCATGCAGTCCACAATGCTTCACACAATGATGAAGCCGCGCCCCAGTCTGCAAGCATAGACATGTCGAATGTCCATTGGTCGTCAATGTGCTTGTAAGCCTTGCCGTCAAGTGTTTGGTAAGTCTCAACGGTTGGTGAATTTGCAAGTGTTGCGCTGGTCGCCTGCGCGTCGTAGTTAACGGTTGCAATGGTCACGACTAAATCGCGACCAGTTATGATTGTCGTTGGCATTTTGTCCCCTATGTTGTTTGTGTGTAGTACGTCGAAACGTTTATGTCAGCAACCAGCATTGGGCTTTGTCCTACTTCCAACACCGTCGGCTTTTCAACAACGCCAACAACGTATCCTGCGGGCATTGCCGCAAGAATTCCTATGATGAGTTTTTCCAGGTTGTCTAGTGAACCTGCGTTGCTATTTGAAGCAACAATTGCAGTGATTGCAAAGTTGATTTTGACTTTGGTTGAAGCCTTGCCAATCAACACAACTTCCATGTAAGGCGAATCG